GCACAATTGTTAACGCAGGACAAGCTCAAACCATAGTAGGGCAAATGACTCAACATTTTAGAGAAGCACTTGGTCTATAATTAATTTATATGACATGGGAATATGTTGTTTTAAATCAGGTCTTTACTAAAGAAGAATGTAAAGAAATGTCAGAGACATTATGGTCGGAATTTAAAAATAATAATTATAAGTACGACAACCAATGTTTAAAAAGCCCAGCTTTTTCTGACGCACTACAAGACAAATACACTCAACGTCTACAAGAAAAATTAGAATCTATTTTAGTTGCTCCGGTTGAATATCAATTCAATTACAGTAGAATTTATTTCAAAGACGAAATACTATTGCCACATAAAGACAAGAGCAACTGCAAATATAATTTTTCAGTAACTCTTGACTATTATTCAGGCGACGTTTGGCCGTTGTTCTTATACAGTAATAAAGAACAACAAATAATCAAATTATCTTTAGACCAAGGCGATGTTCTACTATATAAAGGAACAGAATTGTTACATTGGAGAACTCCATTTACTAACACCTGGCAAACACAGGCTTTCTGGTTTTTTAATAATCCTAAAACATCTACATGATCGAATACTACGAAAATATTGATAGCGAAGAAACTTCTGCTGAACTAGAAACATTTTTATTAAATTCTTCTTGGACATGGGGGCATAAATCATTAAACGATCTTACTGCTCGAAGTATTCCTCACTGGACTATAATTTTTGGCGGAAAAACAAACAGCAAAGATCAAAATTTTGACTGTGAACATGAATTAACAGGCGTTGTTAAAACTGTATGGAATAATGTTAAAGAAAAATATTTTCAAGAAGATGATAGGCTTGTTAGATGTTATGCAAACGCCATTACCGCCGGTATAGATCAAAGACTACATACTGATGATACATTACCAGGTGCTAAAACTTTAATTGTCTATGTTAATAAAACGTGGACTGTTGATTATGCCGGGGAAACTATAATATGGGATCGTGAAAAAAGGCAAATAGTTGGATCCTATTTGCCTAAATTTAATTCTTGTTTGTTAATTCCCGGCAATTGCTGGCATGGAGTTAGACCAGTAAGTGCATATTGTGATACTATACGAATGAGTATTATGTTTAAGACTCGTCCAGAATCTAAATTAACTTTGGTTTAACGCCTCTACCCAGGTAGTAACAGCATATTTGGTTTCTTTTAAAGGAGTGTTACCTCTATGAGCATGTGTAAACTCGCAAGGCCAAATAATTAATTTACCTTGCTGAGCTTTAATCCTTTTTGGATAATATAAAAATTCTGTTTCTCCGCCTTCTTCAATATCATTAAGATACAACATTCCAACTAGTTTCCTAGTAACAACTTGTCGTCTAGCATTTTCATAATGAAATGCATGAAAGCCCTCTCCGGGACGAGTCTTTTGAAATTTCATATCGAAGACAGCATACCCGTCAAGCCCCTGGAGAATCCTATATCGATCCATATACTGTTTAATACAGAAATCCAACATTTCATAAAAATGATCTGTATAATCTTGTAGAGCTCTGTTTAATTGTAAATCCCCAACTTGATGAAAACTAGTCATAAACATGTTACTGTCTGTAACATAGTCATCGTGTCGTTTTTTAACAATAGGAGTAAATTCTTCACAAAAGTTAAAAAATTGAATCACTTCGTTACAGTAACTTTCTGGAAAAAATCCAGTGTAAGTTCCTATAAAATCTTCATAATCTTGTTTTAAATTAGTTCGATCTATTTTAAATCTTGATTTGTTTGTTAAATTTTGCATGTTATAATACCTTTGTTCTATTTAATTAAAAAAATTTATCATTAATTAAATCTGGATTTCTTTCCAGTCTCTAAGTTTATTCATTAAATTTTTTCTAATCAATATAATATTTTGTCTAGTATCAATTGCACCTGACGGCAATCGATTGTTTAAACTTAGATCTTGATGTTGTTGGTCAATGTACTTGACTTCTTTTAACAAGTTTTGTAGCATACCCTGCAGTTCTAATCTTACTGATTCGTTAGAAACAGCAGAAATTCTTTCATTAAATTCATTATATTCTTTTTGAAAATTTTCACTTTTTTCTAAATTAAGCATGAGAGTTCCTTATAAGCTATCTATAATATCAATTACTGTTTGTATTTTAGTTTGAATAATTTTGTTACGCAAACTTAGATCAAGACCTTTGTGTACTGGCTTAGGTAGATTATTTAAATCAAACCAACCCCATGCTGAGTGTTCTTGGCTAAGGGTTGGCACAAACTCTGCTTCAACTACACAGAAATATGTATGGAAGTTAAACAAGCTGTCATTGCTAACAAACCGTTCTAATGGTATTGTCTTTTTAATTTCTGGAAGAAATCCAACTTCTTCTTCAATTTCTCTTTTAAGACCTTGCCATGCAGACTCTCCTGTGTGATTAGTACCGCCTACTAATACCCAGCGTCCGCTGTGTCTGCCTTCATTTTTTTGTAGTAGTAGAAATCTCTGCGTGTTCCTAGCACAAATGAGTGCCCCAGAACAGTCGATTTCTGTTACATTGATATTCTCCATTGACCCCTCTTATATTCGCCTTCAAATGATTTAACCCATTCTACACCGTTCCATTTGTACTGTGCAGTGGTATAAAAGTTTGTTTGATATATAATTATGTCATTGTGATCATACGAAGAAAATATTACATTCCATTGATTATTTTTCCATTCTATAATATCATTGGCTGCTGCAATAAAATCACTACCGTCTGTGTTCTTCCAGGCCGTCGGCCCTTCTTCGTTAAAAGTTAGTATGTATGTTATTTTACTGCCCACTTGTACAATATTATTCAGTACAATAACGTAATACCCATCTCGATTTATAGGAGTAGACAATCCAACTTCTACTCCGTCAACTAATACTTGACAATCATATACTCGATCAAACTCAACTCCTGTATTAATACTCTTTATTTTAGATGAAGAAATAAAAGTTTCTCGAGCCCAGCCGCCTATACTTTCAATTATGAGATATCGTATACCTGCTGTAATAGGTTGATCAGTTGTTTCTTTATTGGGACGTTTTGGGTTAAATGCGCTAGGATCAATCACAGCATCAAAAGTCCCTCTTCCAGTTGCAGAGCTATAACCAACGTCAATGTCTTCAATATTACCAGCACTGTCAATATAGTTATTTGACGGGAATGTGTCAGTGTCCCATGTAGCTACCATTACAGTATCATCTTGCGGATGGATACTTAGTGTGCCTACAACTTCAGTTGCATCTGCCTGAATAAGATAAATTTTACTTAATCCAGGAGTAAATGTTCCCGGATATTGATCAGTAACCATCTTCCATGATAGATATGTACTAGCTCCTGTTTCATTGTTAATTAATCTAGCAGTATTGGCTTCAACAAAAATATCATAATTACCCACAGTTACTATTTCTTCTGTAAGGAAATTAGAAGGACTACGAACTCCCACGTTAGGATCGACACCTAACCCATCGATATAATCTGTTGCGCCAGGATCTATAGACCCAAATATGTTATTAATAATATTAGTAACAATGCCTAACTTCTTAACTTTAACTGGAGGGCTAATCCAAACAGGGGTAGTTAATGTTAACGATGCTACATCAATGGCACTGTTTGTACCTGTTGGTATAGTTCGGGAACTAAACACAACATCGCCTAGTTCAACAACACTTAAACTAGTCCAGTCAACATAGTTGTCGGTAGTTTGTATTTCCAAACTGGGGTTAAACAATACAAGAATTTGCTCAAGTATTTGTAACTTCTGTTCAGTGTTAGCAGACCAAATATCAACCTTAACAGTTAATGTAAACGGTGTAGGCATGAGTCTTTCTACAGTATAGTTTCTACCTTGCTCATTAGTATACATGCCAGTTTCTTCATCTACTGCACGTTCTCTAAAATGCATTTTACCAACATACGTAGCATCGCCTAATCTATCTCTTGCTAGATCAAAGTCTGTAACATATACTGCAATTTTTGGCGTTGCTGGTAAGGTGTTTTCACTATTTTGATTAATGATACTTGCTGCCTGTCGGTCAACATCACCGTACATAACTGGAACTCTAACCAGTGTACCGTCACCATACCTAACTACAAAATTACTAAGTAGTCTAATAATTTGTGTAAGATATCGTCTTATCTGTCCGTCATAAAAATATTGCATTAGAAATCTGCCCTAGGTTTAAGTGCTTTAGATAGTGGTTGACGTTCTTCAACTGTGTCTCCATCAATAACCGCACTATTAGTATTGTTAATAAAACCAGTTTTAAGAGTTTGTCTAGCGTCAGTATTAGTTAATGTGTGTCTCACAGAATCCTCACGTTTGACCCACATAGATCCGTTGTATCTAAACAGTCTGTTTGGCACATAATCTGTACGTAAGAAATAATCTCCATCAGTTGCACCACCGGGGAAGGATAACCCAAATCCAAAATCTGCAACTCCATTGTCAGGTACGCCATCGCCTACTAGATAGCCCATATAACCAGTACGCTTTGGACGATCAGCTATTCTACTAGCATCTAAACTAGTGTTATCACTAAACAAATCTGTTTCATCTGCAGTTCTAAGTGCAGGCTTACCAGCTTCGTCAACTGCTAGTGTGTAGAACTGCTGAGTTTCATATCCACTTTTAGGAGCATCTGCTTCTGCTTGTGCAATGATAGCATCGTTGATTTCAAGATTTTTAGACTGTGTGCTGAGAATACCTTGTATACTTTGCCCGCCGTACGGTGAAAAATAACTAGTGTTAGGCGGGGTATTTCCTGTAGTGGTTGCGGTTACAGTATACAATGTACCTTGATATCTAATAATTTGACCAGCTGTGTATGTTGCACTAGCAGAATAATCACCAACAAAATTTGCATCTTCATCTGTAGGTTTGTTTAAAATATCTGCAAACTGTTGACCAGCAACTAGTTTCTTTAACTTCAATCTATATAGATGTGGATACCAGTCTCTGCTAAAACCTTCAGCAGCTCGTCCAACATCTTCAATTACAAAATATCTAGGAAGTGCAACATCTGCATCGTTAAGTGCAAACTCGTCTTTTAAGTGAGGTAATTCTAATACATCACCGCTTAGGGGTTTACGCCCCACAGTACTTACTGTGTCGTTAATGTGTACAGTCATAAAAACTGTATCCTGATCTAAAAATAAACCAAATTGACTTAGATTAAAATCAAGATCTTGTACGTTATAAATGCCACGAATTCTATAAATTGAGCTGTCATATTTTCTATCACGATTTTCTAAGAATAGTAAATCTTGAATATTAGTTTCTTTGATAACATCGTAGTTAGGTTTGTCAATAGTTGACTCTCCAGTTAATGGATTTTTAGGACCTAGATATTTGTGAAAATACACATCAGTACCGCCTACCTGAAACATTTCAGATATGCTGCGATCTAAGAACTTGTAATCGTTGCCTTTTTCGGGCTTGTAAAGTGATAAACGTGGCATAGTATAATATTTAGCGTATAAATATAACGGGAGATTCAAATGTCAGACAATCCACAAGAAGTACGTCAACAAGTATACAATTACTGCCGCACAATGTTAGGTGACGGTATGGTAGATGTTGAGCTTGACCCGATACACTACGAAACTGCGTTAAATCGCACACTATCTAGATTTAGACAGCGTAGCCCTAACGCAGTAGAAGAAAGTTACAGTTTTTTAACTCTTGAGAAAGATAAAAATGATTACACACTTCCTGCAGAAATTATCAACGTCCAGTCAGTATTTCGTAGAACTTTGGGATCAAGAACTGGTGGAGGAACTGGTACAAACTTTGAACCCTTCAATCTTGCGTATACTAACACGTACCTTTTAAATAGTACGATGTTAGGCGGCATTGCAACATATTTTATGTTTGCTAGCTATCAAGAAATGGTAGGTAAAATGTTTGGTAGTTACATAGAATTTCAGTGGATTCCCACAAGTCGTACATTGAGAATTTTACAAAGACCCTTTACTGAAGGGGAAAGTATAATGCTACGTTGTCAAAACTACAGACCCGATTATACGCTTATTAACGATATCTATGCAGGACAGTGGATAAAAGATTATTCACTGGCTATCTGTAAGATTATACTAGGCGAAGCTCGTAGTAAGTTTGCTAACATTGCAGGCCCAGGCGGAGCAGGCGGACTAAATGGTACAGACCTAAAATCTGCTGGCAAAGAAGAAATGGAAAAGTTAGACAAAGAATTAGAAACTTATGTACCAGGGGGAACTGGTCTTACATGGATTATTGGATAAATTATTATTTAATGTAGGTGTGGAGATTTATTATGTTTTTTGTTAATAACAATGAATATATTGAACGACTTAATATTTGTAAATCTTGTGAAAATTTTCATAGTAAATTTAAAGTATGTAATAAGTGCGGGTGTTTTATGCCAGCAAAATGTAAATTAAGTAAATCAAAATGTCCTAAAAATTTTTGGACAGAGTCAACTTCTAATATAGAAGTTGAACCTAATGACATTAATATAGCTAATTAGAAAAATCTATTGATAAATACTCAATATGAAAATCTACGAAGTTATTACAGAAGTGCGTCAGCCCAAGCCTACTAAGAGACAAAGCCAGTCTACTAAAGGTATGAACATCTACAGCGACAAAGAAAAAGCCAATAGTGACTATGTAGCATTTAAGTTAGGCCAAGCTATGGCCGGCACTGATGGCAAAACTAAACCGGACATTGATGGCAAAAGCTGGCACGGTAAAAAGAAGACTATCTATCCCTATACTAAAGAAGAACAAGCGATGTTTGTTCAAGCTGCCAAAGCAGTCGGCGCTGACTACGAAGATTTAAATCACGGCGACATGCGCAGTTTAGAATTGGACACAACTAACAAAGTAAGTCCGGTTGCTAAGATTAAAACGAACAAATACGGAGTGTAATCACTCTTGACACTAGTGTAAAAATCCTGTAATATATATTATCACTGGAGATAATATGATCATAGGCTTCGTTGGATTT